ATTCACTTCGCGGATATCGAGCTGATCAAGCTCAGAATGCTCACCGAAGATTACGTGGAGTTGCTTATAAGCAGCCTCCTCGTCGCCGTCGACCGCAGCTTGCGCGAGTTGACCGATCTTTCGGATCACTTCTCGATCAAGCGGCCTCGCCTGGTACGTCTTGCCATAGATTTTCACCTTGATCGGTGGGAATAATGGCTTTTCTTTTGTTAGTTCAAACCCCATGTGACCTCCTTTACACTACGTAGTCGTAGAGCTTGCCCTCGTAGCCGGAGTCCTGATTCACGAAGACCTTGAACACCACTAGGTGTACGCGCTGGCCTTCGCGGTCGAACCCGAGCTCGAAAGTCCGGTAAGGGAAGCACTTGTACAGGCGGATCCACTTTTTAGAATCCGCAACGGGCTGGTTGTCACAGAGCGGTTTCAGCACGATCTGCTTTGCGTTTTCGTACATGTCGCAACCGGACTTCGCTTTGAAAGCTGCCACTCCGCCGGCTCCGCTGTCGACCCCTTCCAGCAGGGTAATTAGCTGCTGGAGGGTGCTTCTGGCCATAGGCACCTCAAGCTCTACAACGGTTCCGGTGAATACGGCGTCAACCGGGGTTTCGCCCCACTCCTCTTCCTGGACATCGCTGATGCTGTCGGTTGTTCGAAAATTCACGGTTCCGAACGTAGGATTCAGCACGAGCGGCGTCCCTTCGTAGTCCCAAACGACTTGAACGGGCCCTTTGTCCCCAAACGGCAACTTCGGCATTTTTCTGCCCTCCTCTTAAAAGGTTATGGAGCGTTAGCAATGCTCCAGACGTAATTGGTCGAGAACTCAAAGTAGCCCTCTTCATTCGGATTCGCAATCGGTGCTGGAGGAGCGACGGCATTTATCACCATCGCATCCTGGGTCGGCGAACCGAACGTGGCCGGCAACGTCCATCCGGCCGTTCCGTGTAGTGCCTCGTAGAGGCACCATGCGTCCTCGAGCGCGGTGGCATAGTCCTCAGCCCGGTTCCAGATCTGTATCGACTTCTCTTCCCAATCGGGGAGATCCGGAAACACAGTACCGCCTCCGCGCTCCAGGACGACTGCACATCTTATTGGCACTTCTGAACCATCGGGGCGGCGGTCCGGCCGGTATCCGACGAAAAGATTGTTGCCGATGACCCATCCGCACGCACTCTGGTAGCTCAGGAAGCGTGCAATCGCATAAAGCCTCGCCCAATTACTGCTCATTTTAGGCCTCTTCGTACGAACTTAGATAGCTCCTCAGCCATTCGTTTCACCACGTCGGTAGCGTACCGTGCAAGCTTTGTCTCAAGGTATTTCGGCCCGCTCCCCGGGAGTGTCCAATTCCAGGTTTCCAGCCCTTCATGGACGTAAGCCGCATACTCGGTATTGAATCCGAGAAATACGAAAATCTCCCGCTTTCGGATAACGGGCCGAAGGACCCGTTGGCTCCGCGCCAGCGTACCGGACTTATGGGGCACCATCGGCTCCTCGGTCACGGCCTTCGCAAGGATAAACGGGCCCTGCCGATGAAGCGAATCCGCAGCGGCTTCAGGGTACCGACGAACATACCGCTCGAAGCCTTCGTCGAATTCCGCAAAGTCCATGTAAAAACCAGTCTGTGCAGTTACCATTAGACTACAAAAACCTCCACATGATGCAATGCCGTTGAGTTCTGCGGTTGAAACACCTTTACGACCTTGTATTCGGTCCCGCCGTAGCGAAGAAAACAATTTGTATTTAGCGTTACGGCTGGGGAAAAGAAAACCAATGCCGTCGCGAGTACCTCCTCGCCACGATCATCGATGACTCGTCTTAGGCCGTGCTCCCAACGACACCTGACGTTTGGGGTGACAGTCTCCCCGGTCAGCCGCCCGTACTTGTCCTTTGCCTTTCGGACAATATCGCACTTGTTAATCAAGAGTCCTGCGAAGCTCATCTCCGTCTCCACGCCATCATGTTGTTCCCCCTCTTGCCGCATTCGCCGACGACATCCACCTCAAAACCCAGGCCGATGAAGAACTCCCGATCAAACCTCGAGTAGTGAATTCCGGGCCCGGTAGCCCCATCGCCCGCCATCGGGTGTTCGTCGGTCACTCCGGCACATGGGCACCCAAGGACTAGCAGATGCCGGGTCTTGCGCCATAGCGCCGCAAGGGCAGATTCGACCTCCTTAAGGTGGACGTGCTCAGGCCCCTGCCACCACATGACAACATCATAGTCCTCGTCGGTCAGGCTTTCAATATTCCGTACATCGCCCTCGATTACATAGCGGAAGGATCCGGGTGGCCGCCAGGTGTTTTTGAATTGATGGCCCTTTTCATTCATCCGTCTCAGGGCTGCCGCGTTCTTCGGGGAGACTTCCACCACATCAATCTCGTAGCCGGCTTTATCAAAGCCGTCCTGTCCGCGGAACATTGGATAATTGTACCGGATCTTGGCTCCGACATACAGCAGCGTATGATAGTCAAAAAGATCCGGTACACATCGCGAGATCTGGGCATCTCTCATCTGCAGCAGCGTCATCATCACAGCCCTCCGAGAATCTCCGTAAGTTCCGTTATACGGTTGCGGATGCTATGGTTTTCGCGTACGTAGGCCGTGCCTTCGTCTCGGATCCTCCGGAATAGTTCTGGCGCAGAAGCGCAATGGAGGATTTGCTTTCCGATGTTCGTTGCCGACACCGGAATGTAATGACGGTGGGCCCGAAGTCCCGCTGCATAGATATCAGCCGTCCGCTCGGCTAGGAGGAGACACCCGGCCGCCGGGATCTCAAAATACTTTGCCAAACCATAGCGGTACACCGATGCCGTCGCAATGCTGCATGCATAATCATTTAGCCGGCGCGCATAGACCTCATTTAACAAGGGCCCTTCGGTTTGGAGGGCTTTTGTGCGATCGCCCCATCTCGGATGAATGCCCCGCACAATAACGTCTGCTAGCGGACCGGGGGCTGCAATGAGCTGCATTAGACTAGCCCTCAGGGGATATAGCCGCGGTTGTATGTGACCCGTAAAAAGGCATTTTCGCTCCTGATCATCGCGAAGCGGCAACCGCGCGTAACGATCGTGCGGTGCAAAGTACAGCGGAAAGAATCGCCACTCCCCGGTGAATTCAGGGAATCTTGTCCTCATATAAGAGCCATAAGTACAGAGGACGACATCCGCCCTATCAAAGACGGGCCGTAGCTCTTCTCTGTTATAATTGTGCGGACCAGTTAGAATTACGATAAGCTGTACGCGGCGCGGCAACCGTATTGCTTCGTTCAGGGCCCGTTTCCCGTGTGCTCCGGTGTACACGATGACGACAGCCGCCGAGAGGGCCCCTGTCGGCAATGAATCTGCGTAGTGAACCTCCGCCCCGATTCTCCTCTCAACTTCCGTAAAGAAATGAAGAACACGATCGCTTAGCCTTCGGTTTGAGTAGAAAATCCGCGGCACTATAGCAAGTATTTTCATCCCGTCTCCCCCCTCTGCCGAGTATTCCGCCACGCCAGAAGATTACTGCCCCGGCGATCTCGGGTACCGATTGTATGTGTCGAGTAGCCTAGGGCGCGTAGAAGATCCGGGTAAATCGAGCTCCGGTGCTTCTCCCAGGGATTGCCGTCAACGGGGCCCTGATCGTAGCGGCCCCACGGCGAAGCAAGAATGACGAGCCGCTCTGCAATCTCCTCAAGGTTTGCTAGGGTCGGTGCCAGGTCCTCGATTGCTATGTGCTCCGGCCCATGCCACCAGCAAACGACATCGTACCGAGGCAACGGCAGGGCCTCGCGCATAATGTTTCTTACGTCGCCGCAAACGACATCTTGCACTCCGGAGACGCGCTTTGCTATGTACATGGCATTGGGGAGCCAGATCTCCAGGACGGTTATCCTGTAGCCCCGATCCCTGAACAGATCGAGGACCTGCTGGCGCCGCCGATTCGCCCCGACATAAAGAAGTGTTTTGTACTTTAGAGCGTCCGGTATACAATGCAGGAGCTGGCGATTTCGCGTCATCTGTCACCCCCTCCGTGATGACGCAGATCGGGATCGATAAAATCCTCGATAGCCGAGGTATCTTCCGGAATGCAGAGCCCTGCAAATTCGCAGATCTCAGCCAAAGGAAGCCTCCAGTCGGCGAAGAAATCATCGTAGATGACCAGGTGCCATGGCACCTGTGCTTCATCAAAGGCTCGAAGGGCCGCGGACATATAGTGCCGGGCCAACCAGACCCCGCGCGCCAACTGAAAATGGTTGCGGGCTCGAAGGCTTTTGGCGATATTGTGCCAGGCGCGGGTAGTCAGCACGACCCGGACTTCGCGCCCTTGTTTTCTTATGACCGGGCACCACGCCGGAAGTGTAAGGCACGCCCTGGGATCCTTCCACGCAACGATGCGATCCGCCGGCCACTGCGCGACAAAGCGATTCATCTCCCAGAGCACGTAACCATCGGGATCGACAATCTCATCCGGCGGACTGTGCCAGGAGCCCCCGGATAAGGCGAGGAGCTTATCGTTTATCCTGACGAATGTCTTGTCCTCAAAGTGCCCCTTCGGATTGTCACGGAGCCCGCTGATGAGGTTTGTGCCCAACTCAGCCCCGCAATGCCAAAGAAGGCCGGCTACGAGGCTCGTCCCCGATCGATGCATCCCGGTCACTAAAATGATCGGTCTCATGCGGCCTCCAGGATGAAGACTTCCAGATGCTTGTCAGGCGGCCGGCGAAAGACTATCTTTCTTTCTATCAATCTCCACTGCAGACTTCCGAAGAGTATTCTAACCTGCTTCCGCGCAAAAAAGTACAGCCCCCGAGCGAAGTCCCGACCCTGCCGCGTCCAGATAGCGCCCACCAGACGGCCCCCGGGCCGCAGTACTCGACGGCATTCAGCCAACGACTGTCGAAGATCTTTCACCTGGGCCAGATGAATCCCCGCCCGGATTGTTCCGTAGTAGGACGCCGGAGCCTCGATAACCAAGCGCTCCGGTTCAACCGGCATGCCTCTGAGGTCAAGGACACGGAGCCCCCGGCGGTACGCCGCTCTCTCAAGCGGCTCCAGTTGTTCGTCGAGAAATTTCTTCGCCATTAGTTCCCTCCTCTAAGAGACAGTATTCCATCCAGCGCCGCACTCGGCCTGGCGCACATGCTCGGCCAAAAAGCGCCTTCGCCTCGGTACCTATTTTGTGGCAGGCGTCGCGGTTCGCCCGACACCATTCAATCCGGTCGATGAGGTCAGAGTAGTCGCCGGCGCATTTGATGTAATGGCGCCCGGGTTCAGGCTTCTCCCACCACGGCAAGACGATTTCCAGCCGCGGCGAAATCGTGCACATGCCAAAAGCCCAGAGCTGGAGCTGGCCGCGGTCGAGGATATCATTCCTCGCGCCGGGCACGCAGACAGCCACGAGAGACCGCTCGACCCGCCTCCAGAAGCCTTCAGGTTTGGTAATGGTCGTGTCCAGCAGCGTCCCATACTTACGACGCAGGGTTGCCTGAACCCTCAGCCGGCGCTCCTTCGCTGCGGCCCCGGGCCGCTGCGCGTTCAAGATGAATTCACCCCGCGCATCATAGCGAATTAGTTGTTTAAGCGCCTTGTACTGCTGCCAGGAGTGAAATGATACCGGGGTGAACGGGTAAGTCCGCCGATGGGCGTCGTGGCGGTCATGCGAGTAGTGGTATCTGAAGCAGGCGTCGAACTCATTGACATCGGGTGCTGTGTGATGGTGGTCGCCGAAGTCGATGAGGATCCTGCGCCCTTCGACCTGGACCTCAAAGCCGCGATTCGCCCTGGGCATTGTGGCATACTCAACGCGGAGCCCGGCCGCGGCCATGAGACGTGCAAAGAACTTGTAATGAACCGCATAATATCGCTGCCCGTCGTTTTTCGGCATGATGATGTATTTCAGCCAGCCCATCTTTTGCCCCTCTCGCTCAGAAGATCGAACGATGCCCCCCACAGTAAACCGCGTTCCTGGCGCATTCTGAGGAACATGCGGTCTCTGCTTTCGACGGGCTTCGCCGTCCGGTAGGTTTCATCCTTCGGCCGATGGTGTTTGACTCGCGCGGCCGGACACGTGTAAAATCGGCCGATCGACCGGGCGAACTTACCAAGCTCAAAATCCGACCCGTAATGTACATAATCCGGGCAGAAAACAGCCTGGCGCGGAAAGCGCTTGATGAAAGCCGGGCCGAGGATCCCGAACGCAGAGCTACATCCTCGGACATCCTGGGTTATGGCGACCACGGCGTCCCCGTCCGGCGCTTTGGCTCGGAGGCGTTTAACCGTCATCTCGATCGCCCGCGGTTCAAATTCCAAGTCATCGCTTGCATAAATCACGGCCCCTTCCCGGATTCGGCCTAGCGCTTCGTTCATCGCCTGTACCCAGTCCACCCGCTGGCGGTTATAGTGGACATCAACCCCAAGCCCGCGTGCCTGGTTCAGGACATCCGGGTTCCCGTCGACAACGACGTGGACGCTCAAGTCGGTGTATGTTTGAGCCCGGAGTGATGCGACGGTCTTTACCAAGAGCTTCGGCCTTGCGAAGGTCGGGATCACTACACTAACGTGCATTGAGGACCCTCCGGTAAGCGGCAACATATTTTTTCGTCAGCTCAATCGGATGGCGTTCCTGTAGCATCCAGAGACGTGCCCTTTCTTGGTAATCGCGCAGGATCGGCGGATTGTCTATGAGCCACAGGAGCCGTTCCTCCAGGGTGGAAAGCGTCGCATAAACGAAAGGTGATCGGCGCGATGACGATACGACGACGCATGCGAGGCTTGCGCCCTCAAGGGCCGTACGGTGCCAATTTCCCGTAACGACATCATCAATCAGGATATGGGCCCGCGCTTTCATCTTGAGGTTCTCTTCGTAGGGCCGCCCTTCTATCCAGATGATCTCAGCCGCACGTTTGACAGCAACCCGCTGGAGAATCGCCTTCACCTGGTGGTAGCCCTTGGAGTCGGGCCGCCCCGGCGGCATGCGGTTAGTCGGTGCGAATGCTATGGCGACCCGTGTCGGTCGGCGCTGCGGTACGAGCTCATCGGGGTCGACGATGTTCGGGAGCCCCGGGATGCCGTACTCGGCCAATTGGCCGGGTTGGTCGATCGTGTAGCTTTGGTCGGCCCATTGCATAAGTGCGTTCCAATTACCAAGGCGCGGAAGGCTATGGAATTGCGCCAGCACGCGCTGCGACCCCCGCAACCGCCGGATCGCTGGCGTCAGGTAGTTGTTAACATGCCAAATGTCAGCACGTTCCATAGCCGCCCGGGCCGTTCCGTTCTGCGAGGTCATAAGCAAATGATAAGGGAAAACACGCCCGTCGGCATACCGGAAAAAGTCATTCACGAGCGAAACGTCAAGGTCGGTATAGCGGCGGAGCGCCTTGTACAGCTCCCAAGGCGCCCCCGCCATCGGCGTCCTGGAGTAGATCGCCACCCTCATTTGTTCTTACCCCGTTATGACATAGGTAGATATCTTTGAGAATTTCAGAAATGGGAACCGCTTCATCGGTAGAACCCATAGCGCTTTGACCAAGGATATCGTCCGGAAGGCGAAAAGAAAAGCGCCCGGTTTGTTTCCTATAAACATCCGGTATAGAAGAAAAAATTTTGTGGAAACAATCCGTATCATCTTGATCTGCGTTTTAAATTTTAGCAATTCTAAATACCTCCTCAAGCGTCAAATAAAGTGGTAGTCTCATCTCCGGATTCCTCCCTCGCTTACGCGTTCGATGTCCCCGGGATCGACTCTCGTTTCGTAAATCTCATAGCAACGGGTCGGCTTCACGGCCTCGAATTGGTGCCAGAGCAACGGCGCGACGACCGTAATCTGCCCAGGATCGAGTACGGTGCTGTCGATGAGTTTTTCACCCGTGGCATCCCAGACCCGAACCACCAGGCGCCCCGAAATGATATGAAAGAGGTTGCTCTTTCCCTTCACGTGCCGATGCTTCGAACAATAGCCGCCGGCTTTGATTTCCAGATAGTGGACCTCGACGTTCGCCGTCCGGAAGATAAGCGTCGTCCGACCCCAGACCTTATCCTTTACAACGCCGCACTTCAATGCAACACCTCCTTCCAATTTTTCTCCGGCCAGCAACGGAGCGCACTATCGGGCCCGAGGTTGATAATGCGGTTCGGGAGGTGGCGTGTAAGCATTGCGGCACGCTGAAAATACTTGATGAACTTCTTGACGGTCTGTTCGCGCTGGGCAACCGGGTGTCCGGCATGCCAATGGCTCCGGCCGTCGCTGTGCTTGCAGTCAAAGCCGAGGAGATAGATCGGATCGGCCCCGAGGCAGAGCGCAAGGTTGATCGCTGCATAGCCGGAGTTATTGCCGTGCCCAAGCCCCTCCTGGAGAGATGGGCTGATCGCGCGCAGACCGTACTGATAGCTCTTGTAAACGGGTACGATAAAAAAGCCGTTCGGTAGCCGGAGCGAATAGGTTGCAAGCCAGACTTTATAAGACCGGGCTCGACGGAATTTGTCCAGGGCCCTGTGACCGTCCGGAAGTCTATCGTACTTTCCGTCGAGTAGCCAGTTGAGAAACCGCGTATCCATCGAGAAGATAATTGTCGGTTCAAAGCGCTCAAATGCTCGGTTTATCCCTATCGTCCGCCACCCCCGAAGCAGGCTGAAATCGAAATCACGAAGACTCGGACCTCCTCCGACGACAATGCACGGCCGGCCCTTCCAGGCTCCATCCGGTAGGACCTCGTGCAATCTTCGGTTCGTCAGTTGCTCTGCTTCAAACAATCTGTTCTTCGGCACTTTCATTGGTCGCCTTCCCCTTATGGAGTCATGATTATAGGCTTTTTCTGTTTGATGTAGTGCCGCAGTACAGCGTCAACCTTATCGATCCCCGTCAGGACACCATCTTTCCAGTAGCCCGTCAGCCCCTTCGTATAAGCATACCTTCCGATCTTTTCGCTCTTGTACGAGCCGCCGGCTCCGAATGCCCCCTCGTTGATAGCGTCAACGAGCCAGACTATCGCATCCTTTATCGGTTGCGGCGGCGTCTCGCCGTAAGTCCCGACGAAGCGGCAGTTATTGTGCCCCTCCGGAAAGATCCCCTCGACGTTCCCGGCCCCACCGGCCAGCCGAACCAATATCCCGGCCCCGCTCTGAAAAACACCGCTGCCGCAGAGATTCAGATAGACGGAGTTTTCATCAAAGCTATACCAGGTCTCGGTAAGCTCGACGTTGCAGATGTAGACATGATCGATACTGATGATGTCTGCTTCAAGAGGAAGTGCAATCCGGTTCTTTCCGTTGCCGTTGATCTCGATATCGAAATTTTTGACGTAGAAAGGGCGTCCGAGGATCTTATCCACGAGCGTCTCGGCGAAATCGATCCGCTCGACCTGGCAGGATGCGTCGCAGCCGCTGGGCCAGCTCGTTACGTTGCTCGGGCTAATGTAATTTCCCATGGACACTCCTGAAAGAAAGAAGAGGGGAGGCTATCGTTGGGGTTGAATAGTCTGTACTGACAGCCTCCCCGGATATTAAACTGAGAACTCAGTTGCCTAATCGGTCACCCGCTTCTGCACAACGTAGAGGTAGTCGATGTCCAGGTTGTGGGCATCGGCCTCCGCGTTCCTGATTCCGAACCCGACGTTGAGCTCTTCGTCCTGCACGATATGGGTCGTTACCGACCCGGTGGCGACGCAGTAGCCGCCCTCCTGGGCATCGGTGAAGACGAACCAACGGATCGTGCCGTTACCGTCCCAATGGAAGCCGAACCGATACCAGGTGTTGTCGGGGAGATCGATCCCGGTGTCGACCTGGTTTCCGGCCCCGTTGAAAGCGTTGGCGAAGTACACGTCGTCCCCGCCCGTTGCGACATCGCCGAAAAAGACAACGTAGTCATTCGGGGCGGTGAAGAACGTGTTACCCGTGATGAGTCCGAACCACCAGTCGGCATTGTCCGGATCATCCACCCGAAGCCGAACCTCGGCGTAGAGCTCGAAATTGTCCACGAGCTGGAAGCATTCGCAGCCGTAGACGAGCTCGTCGAGGTCATTGTCAGCCCCTGCATTTGTGATCCGGAGTACTCCGTTCACAGCGTCGATGCAGGTCTCGGTGGCCGACCCGCTGCCCTGCTCTGTCGTGGTTGTGGTCCAGCAGTCGGAGTCGAAGCAGCAGAAATCGAGCTCGAGCCGGTGAGCGTAAGGGAGCGTAAAGTACTTGAACCAGCCCCACTTATCGTGGTTGATGTGCCAGTTCAAGAACTCGATGTCCCTGATGAAGAGCTCGGGACTGTGAGTGTCAATGTTTGCGTGAGGATATTCCATGGCTTTCCTCCAATTTTTTGATCAGCTCCTCCTTCGTCAGGAAGAACGAACGGGCGATCCCGCGCCTCGCAGCGATGGATCGAAGCTCCCATATAGGGTAGCCGCTATAGTCGATTTCCTTCTCAGAATCCAGCTCCCCCTCGACTACCATGACGTGGACCAACGGGTGCGCTTGAAGCTCCCTGGCCGCCCGCGCGTCCGGAATATCGATCGGGGTATTGTGGGGAAGAAAGATATTGCCCAGACAGGTCGGAAACGCCCTGGACCGCCCGTAGTTAATCGCCCTTGCCAGCATCTCAGCACTCATGCTCCAGACATCTCAGGAAGACGATCGCATCGACGTTTTCGATGGCGTACGCGACCCGGATGCTGTAGAAAAAGTACCAGGCGCGGTCGGGCGGATAGCGCCACGGCTCGATCCGGATATCTCTTTGAAGCCCGATGATGAGATTGTTTTTCACGGTCAGCAAGCAGTCCGTGTAGTCTCCGCCTCCGATGAGCCCATAGGTGCCGTCAGCGTCCTGGCCGAGGTTGGTCGGCATGAGCGGAACGTCGATAATGGGAACCTTGCCGTAGGAGGGTGGAACCTTCCCGGTGAAAATGGCATCTCCGAGTGCCGTGGCCCGGGAGCTCAGCGCACCCAGATAGTCCTGCGTCACGAGGTCTGAGTTGAGGAACACCATGTTGGCCAGACCGTTGGCGGTCTTGTATTTGGACGGCATGTTCTTCAGCATCTTGTGGTATTTGAACTCCCAGTTGTAGGGCGGATTCGGATCCTGCTCGGCGATGAGCCCGGGAAGGTTGAAGTGCGCATCCGGGTCATCCTTTCCGCTAGGACAGCTCGCGCCGCTCTGGCAGACACAGGCTTCCTTGATGTGTGCGGATCCTGTGACCGAGTTGTAGTACGCCTGGCCCTGGGCACTGTGGTTGATGATGTACCGCCAGCCGTCGACCGTGCTCCGAGCATCATCGGGAGAAAAACCGTTCAGGCTGTGCGTGTCGCCCATATAGCCGATCTCTTCGAGCTCGTTCGCCATCTTCTTGGCAACGATACTCATCAGCTTGTTCTTGAAGGACGCCTCGTTCTCGATGTGCCTCAGATCTTCGACATCCTTGTCATAAATCGGGAACGCCCCCAGAAGCTCGACGGTCGATAGGGTGATTTTGTTCTGGGCCCATTGTTTCTTGTACCTTGACTCATCGAATTGGTTGGCCGGCACGAGAAATCGGCCCTCTCCGAATCCAATGCCCCGGATCTCCTCCTGCGGCCGGTCCATGACGATCTTGCGGGCGTAGTTCTTCATCACGCTTTCGTCCCACATGTACTCAATGAACTGCTCAGCTTCCTTTGGTTGGAGCTGGATCTCCGGCATCGAAATCAGGTTGTAGGCTTTTTTGATTCCGAATTTTCGTTTTAAGATGTCTTTGCTTCCCAGCATCGTCAATTCTCCTTGCCTTTTCCGGTGTCGACGAGCCGCTCAAACGTAAGCGACGGCCAGAGGTCGATGACCCCCTTGTCAGCCAACTTCCGAATATCGGCGGTTGACATGGTTGCCAGCTTTGCTTTCGTTAGCGGCTTGTCTTCAGAGCCCGGCTCGTCGTCGTCACCATCATCGTCAAGTTGCTTGCTCACGGGCTCGCCGCGGGCGAGTTTCTTCACGGTGTCTGTGAGTTCCTTGATCTGCTTTTTCAGCTCCTCGCGCTCGCGCTCCTCGGCCTCCTTCTGTTTCCGCACCTGCTCCTGCTCCCAGCGCTGCAGTCGTTCGAGCCGCGCCCTCAGCTCGGGTGAGAGCTTATCGAGATCGATCGATGTGCTCTTCCTCAGGCTCTCCTCGCGCTCCTCGATGAACCCCTTAAGGATTTCGGTGGCCTTCTTTAGCTCCTCGGTGGT